GGTATACGGTCTGCTGTGCAGCAAGATCATAGGTATAGATCGTAGAGTCATACTCAAGCAGATTAACGGAGCATGTTCCGTCATAGTTCATTGCAATGGTTTCTACCTGGAAGGGCTTTGCGCTCCATCCTGGCGTAGAATGCGTAACCGTTACCACATCACCTACAGTAAGCTGTAACGCCTCGCTAGTGGCCTGGAATGACGTTCTAAGGGCATTCCTAGACCGTTTCACGATAACCCTAGCTAAGTCCCTGGCGGCATAGTAGTTAGTCACTGTATCGAGAGTGACCTCTTCTACAAGCAGGGTTCCGTTATCCTCTGCAAGCAAAGCCGTCTCTTCACTCGATCCACCGGCAGGCCACACCGCTTGGTCGGGCTGGTAGTCAACGTCTGGGTTAGCGAACTTAACTAATACTCGGTTGAACTTATTCTCTTTGGTTTCTCCGGCTATAGCTATGCCGCCGACAATAGTCTCTTGATCAAATGCAAAAACACTAGACCGAGACTTATCAATGATAAGGCCATATTTGCCCTGACTGTACGGCAGAAAGCCGCGACAGCCCATTAGCATCTTTTCTATATTGTCGAACAGGGTCTCATCTGTCTTTAATACAGCATTGCACTCAAATAGCTTGCCTGTTGATCCACCAGAGTAAAAGGTAACAGATTCATCACAGTCATCCGCTGCATCCTCAAATGCATCGTCATCAATAGCAGAAGTAGGAATGCCCTTGCCGTATCGATCATTAGTCAGGTAGTCGCGAACACATAGAGCCGGGTTATTGCTCCAGGCAGTAGTTTGATTTCTTGGGTCGTAGACCTTACGGCCCTTAACCACGGCAGTGATCTCAGGAACGCCCTGGAATACATCTGCATCCCATTTCAAACGTATTGCAAGGTACGCAACACCACTGAGCTTATGGCTCGATGTCCATCCTGCGTTAGCTTCAGTAAGCAGCGGGTCATAAGTCTGGTTATCAGCGCCAGTGTGTACATTAATAGTGTACAGGCCAGAGTATTTACTATCAGTGATCGGGTTGTCATCGATATAAATGTTAGTGATTGATTCTACTTCGCCTTCAGCCATAGCCAAAGCAATGTACAAAAACTCATTCTTAGCGCCACCGCTTACATCTTTAGTAGATACGAATACCCTTACACCACCTACTCTACGCTCACCGTAAATGACAGGGATAGGCTCGATGTTTGATTCTTTGTTTATGAGAACGCCAGCCATATCGTCTGCGGCTTTCTTGGCCTTCTTCATGGCCTGCTGAGTCATTACATACGAAACAGCGGTAGACGCTACAGCTATACCTATAATCCAACCTATAGCTAAAGCCATTATTTACGCCCCCATTTCAAATCTTTGATCGTGTTAGCCGCGAACTCAAACCCATCATCATTAGGAAAGTGTATTTTCTGCGAGTTGTCGTTAGTCTTCCGACCATTCTCTTTCTCAAAGTCCTTCCAGTGAGAGGCGCAATTAACTTTTACCTCACTGCTGGTCTCTGTGTCATCAATAGCATACCCGGTCATCAATCCATCGAATATCAATATGGGCGCGCCAATGACCGCATCCGAATCATTGAGAACAGCGCGGTATATCTTAACTGGCCTATCTATGTATGCTTGAGAGAGAAACAGGCTGACGTAGGACTGCTCAACGCCTGACAGCGTAATGTCCAAAGTATTAACTCTAAGCTCTGAGGTCTCGGAGGGATCACCTACCGATAAGAAATGCGCGCTACTTGCCCAGGTAGCGGATAGTGCAGATACATCTCTATCCCAGTCCGTTAGGTATAAGGGGGTGCTGAACTCTAACTTTATTAAAGTCGCAAGGTTGAAGTCATCCTTTGCAAGTTCTGCAATGGTTGCGGAGTTTATCGCTCTTGTCATTATATTGCCTCAATGAAATCTACTTCGTAGTCTACCAGAGAAGACAGCCCCAGCGAATATTCCTGTACATCATTGCTCAAACGTACGGTAAAAGGTACGTTATCGTAAGTAATAGCAGTGTCATTTGCAGTAGCTTCGCGAAGACCAGGCTGTATGCTTAGTGTGCCTGTCCCCGTCCTATCCGACACAATCATGTACACTTTGTTGTGATTGGCGAACTTAATGACATCCCCGGCCTTCAGAGTGCCAGACAAACCATCAATCGCTATCGAGGTCTCACCAACGACATCTGCGCCCACAGTTCTCACAGTGCCGGATGCATTGCCTGACTTAGTGCTGATCTCAGGCAGGACGATAGTAAACGTCTCAGCCATTCCTCTCTGAGCCATGATGAAGGCCAATACCGGAGCGAACTCAACCCTGGTGAGAGACGGGTAGGTAGCAGAGAACTCGAAACGCTGTCCACCGATATTCCTGACCTGAGTGCGCCCAGATACACTTGTGCTAGACAAGTTATAGTGAACGCTGTTGAAACCTACGCTGTTAAATACTGGGCTTGTTGGGTATGTTCCACTCATGCGATTGATGGTCTCCCGCGATCATTTACTGCCTGGTTAATCATGTTGACAATCTGACCTCTGCGCGAGTTAAGCAGTCTATCAAATCCAGCAGTGTCATTAGCTTGGATGTTAAAGTTTACATGTACAACCTTCGATTCACTCTGACCCTTTTGCAGATCAGTGATCTTCTCGTTAGGATGCAGCATAGCCAGCATGCCGCCCTTACCATCCATACCGCCCGATCTAGCCCCAGAACCAGTCAAACCACCGCCTTCAAACGAGGCCAATGTTTGACCGGCGATCATACCAGCAGTAGCAAAGCCCATACCTACCGCCATAGCGGCATGAGCATCACCGACAGCAGCAAGCGCAGGATTGCCTGTTGCAGCAGCCATTTCTGCATAAGCCAATTTGATAGCAGAAGCCGTTTGGTAACCTTTAACGATTGCATCAGCAGCAGCTAGAGCTTGAGATATAACAAAGAATGCCTTTCCGAGTGCGCTGCCTTCGTCAACCATTCCTTGCATGGAAGAAACCATTGTAGAGGTCAACGAAATCATGTCTGAAGCTGTACTGACAGCTAATTCTTCCTGAGACTTTGCTCTTTTTGCGTTTATCTGATCAGTTAGTTCAGCAGCCTGAGTCTCCAATAAAAGCCTTTCATCTAAAGCGGTCTGTATGATTGCTAACTCTTTGCTGTATGCATAATCTATAGACTCAGACCTACTTAAAAGAGACTCTTGAAGCCCTTCAAGGCTTGAAACGGCTCTAGCTTTTTCTGCTTTAGCCCTTGCTTCCTCAGACTTAGCTTGCGCTTTCGCTGCGGCCTCTGCCTTAGCCTTTTCTTTAGCTAATTCCTTTTGAGCTGCAACTTCATCTTCATAGGACTTTATCTTTTTAGCTGCAACCTCAATTCTTTTCTTATCTGTTTCGTTTGCGTCTTTATATGCTTCATCAAGAAGAATAAGCTCAGACTTTGTTTTCCCTAATGCTTCCGCTTCCTTTTCTACCTTTTCAATCAGCTTTTCAGTAGCATTAGAAGTGTCATCTGTTAACTTGGCTCTCTTCCCAAGGGCCTCATTAGCAAGCGTAATAATAACCACCTCTGCCTGAATAGCATCGGTGACTTCTTTTACCCTATCAGTCTGCCCAGTTGAAAGGGCATTGACCATTTTCATGCCTTTTGCAAGATTTCGGATTTCTTCTTCCGAGTCTGCAATAACTTCCTTGAGATTATCCATCTCTTGAGCATTTAGCCTTATAGCCTCAGCTTTAAGTACACCATCAAGCTCATCAAATCGATCTACTAATGATTCACCTTCTTTCTCTAACTCTTTAAGTGCTTCTGTAGCACCAAAAAGATTAGGCAGCATACTGCCTGCAATAGCCGCGCCAATAGCAAGAAAAGCACCCACAACGGCACCGTGCGGCCCCATAAGAGACGCAATCTGCGAACCCTGCTGACCTAAGATTAAGAATGGACTTTGGCCACCTTGGAACTGTACCGCAACGTCCTGTATCTGATGACCTAACTGACCTACGCCTCCACGGATAATGCGCATCTGATTGTTTAACGCCTTACCCTGCTTGGCGGTTCTTGCCATGTCCTTATTGGCAGCGGAAAACATCTGACCGGCGCTGTACTCACCAACCACCTCTGCGACAAGTTTTGCCTTAGCGTCTGCCATCTTGCTTTTCCTGCTTTAGTTTAAGGTAGGTAAACCAGTGATTAAACTCATCAACGGTCATTTCATATATAGTCGAGAGGGGCTGACCAAGGTGTTCCGCAAGATAATACATTAAGTATAATTCTGTTGGATCACCTTGATCATTTGTTAGTTTTTTTCGCGCCCTTCTTCGTCTTCTTCAATGTGCAAAACAAAGTTTGTAATTTTAGATAATATCTCTGGATCAACCTTCTGACGCAGTTTTTGCTTATCTCCAATATCGAAGACAGGCTCTCCGTCCTTATCAGTCACGCCAAAAATGACAGCGTATACTAAATAATCAGTTGTATCTCCATCTGATCTCTTTAGCCACTTGGCCTTATCTTCCAGGCTAAGTGATTTAGAATAAAGAGTCACATCCCACTCATCAACCCTCAGCTCTCTTACTGCTTTTGAGCTGAAGTGAGCTATGGCATTATCTATAAGTTTTGACATTTATACTGTTCCTGTTGTTAACGCACCATTTCCAGTAACAGAGAACGAGGCTTCAACGAGGCCATCAAAAGATGCTGTCTTACTAACTGAAGTAACAATAACAGCGCCAGACCATTCCACATCACCGGAGTTATTTCCAGTAGGATACAGATTTATTGTGACTTCTGCACCTTCTACTAGCAAAAGCTGACCATTAGTGTCTGCATCGTCCCAAATAGCGTTGAAAGATGAAGTCCAAGACTTCAGGGTTGGCTTGTGAGTAACCCAAGCATCACCCATGACAGTGTCAGTTACTGTTTCGGAAGTAGTCTCCAGAGACCAGTCCTTAATTTCAGCGACAGCGTTAACTCCAACGTATACTGCGCCATTCTTACCTGTGTATGTTGCCATTTATAAATACCTCTAAGCGCCATAGCGCATTAATTAACGTGAGCGAAAACCGCCATTAAATTGCTACATCAGGGC